CATAAAGTACTCTCTCCTTTACAGGATCGTCTTTATATTGAATCCATACTTTCTTACCATCATCTTTATTGTAACCTGGCATTAGAGTAATTGGATCGATCTCTTTAAAACCTATAATCTCTTTTTGATCTGGGGAATAAATTATCTCAAACGATAAGTAACCATCAACTAGGAACTTTCTAAAGAAGTACCATGCTGATTGTTCACCATTAAATCCAAAGTAGTGATAGATTTGTCTAAAGTATTTGTTCAGGTCTTTATTAACCTGGTCTGAGACATCAAGTCCCATAATCTCTGGTTGTGCAAAGAAGTTTTTATCATCATATACCACTGCCTCATCACAAAGAATATCTAGAATATCTTCAACCTCATCATTCATTGAGAATCTTCTCAACTCATCTCTCTTACCTGGATAATCAATGTCAAAGAAAGGTACATTCTTCTTCATGTTGATGTCACCCATTGATAGTGCTGCAAACGCACCATAGATGTCATCATTATCTAAACCAAATGGATTCATTTCCTTATAGCCAAATTGGTCTTCCATTGGACCAATAGCTTGGGATTGACGTAGAACCATATCATCATAGCGCATACCAAAAGAACTTAGCGTCTTCAGTGCACCTGAGAGGCTAAATGGTCTTGTGTTAGAACTAAGTGGTCCGTTTCTTTTATCTGCAAATCCTGCCATAATATAGTATTATTTCTGTTTTATATATCTCATTTATTTAGGTGGTTTCTGAAGGCTGCTCTAATCTTACCAACTGATGAGTTGTTTAACTCTAAAAAGTCACATAAGGCTATTCTTGCCCAATGCTCATAAGATACCACCTGTTGTTGTGATTTACGACTAGCTTTATATTGTCTAATCGCAAAATCAAAACCATAACGTTGTAAAAACGCTTTTGCACCTCTATAACTTAATGATAGTGGTGCTTGAGCTCTAGCGTTCTCTGCCTTAACGCCACTAGTCTGCCCATTAATATATTGTTTGTATTGTTCGTATACAAAATCTAAAAGCTGTTCTTTGATAGGTACTGGTAACATGTTTAAATTAATACCCATATCATTACCTGAATCTGATGGGTCTAAAGCTAATACTACTGGATTACTATCCCACCAAAATGCTGAAACTGGATTTTCATATCTAAAAACATATATTTTTCCAGGTTCAAATCTTCGCATCGATCTAGCAACCGATTTTACTCTTATAGATTTAGATGTACTTTGGAACCATTCTTCTGCATCGGATGCAGCCCTTCTCTTTCCGCCAGCTTCTTTACTTAATGCCCTTATGTCTTTTAGTACCTGTCCCATTACTTAAGAGTTTTTTCTGTTAGGACAATAAACCTCCAACCCCTATTTTCACACCATGCATTTGCATAGGCGTATTTGTCTCTGTTCTTAATATATTGTTCAGCTAAAAATTTATATGAATTAAGTGCCTTTTTAGATTTAGTTTTTGGGGGAAGTGGTTTCTTAATCTGGGCTTCTGGTTTTATTTCAACCAACCACTCTACAGGGCCTTCATCGCCCTGGCCCTTTGTCTTCATATAGAAGTCTGGGTAGTACTTATGTTCTTTCTTGTCCATTGTAGACCTGTACTTAATCGTAACAGGCTCGCTGGACCACTTTAATACGTTATCTTTCGTATCACACATAATCATAAACTTTCTTTCCCAAGAGGAACGATAAATGATCGGAGTTGGTCCGATATATCTGTCAGGTTTTTCTGGGTTAAAATAGCCTTGTACAAATCCTGAGTTACCGCTTGGTTTTAAGTTCTTTATTGACATTTATATGTTAAACATTCCGCCTTCCGAGCTACCGTTATTGGTGTTAATCTTATCCATAGAAAGTGTGTTTTTATATTTCTGTGGATGTAGTTTATTCCAACCCTTAGCGTAACCACGCTTTGCTATTTCTGTAAAATATGCAAATGCATTAGTATATTTAGGATTGAAGTTTCTCCAATACTTTAATAGGTCTAAAATAGCAAATTGTAGACAATCATTTTTATCATCTGAATTTAGATATACTAATCTATTTATTGCTCTTTCAGCCAGAAGTATTAACATTTTCTCTGCGTCGGGCGTTAACTTATCCGCCTCTTTTGAGAGAACAATTTGATCGTATAGATCCCTATTGTTTAAGTAATTCTTTTTTCTTGGCACGTTTCGTTCTAATTATTTACTAATTATATGAAAAAAAGCCCATTTGTTTCGAAATGGGCTTTTCTAAATTTAAAATTAAAATTTAAAACAATTATACGTTGTCTTCTTGTGAAATATTAATCTTGTACTTTTCTACTCTGAATGGTTTGTTCTCTATGAATACAGTTAAAATATCATTCTTACCTGCTTGATTAAATTCAACAGCATCAACTTTAACCTGCGCGTCTTCTGGTAAACCGTCAACCTCACCTTTTAAAGATGCATTTACATAACCATCCTCAATACCTAATTGTTCTTCTTCTAAAACCTTTAAATCTGATTGGATTTTTTTAATTTCAGTTTCGATTAAATTATCTGCAGCTTTAATATCTGGTAATGTTCTATCAGCTTCTGCTAATCTACCTCTTTGGTCGAATAGGAAGGATAACATTTCTTTATATAGGTTAATCTTATCATCTTTTACTCTACTAACACTAGCAGCAGCCTCTAATAAATCAGAAAACTGTTCAGTTATATCTGCACCTGTTTCGGTTGCAACATACTCAACAGCAGCATCTGCTAATAGTTGTTGGAATTTATCTAATTTAGTATCTTCGTTTACTCTATAAGTATACACTCTATTTTCTGCTCTCATTGCTAAAACTGTAACTTGACCAGACTTAGATTCTGTTAAGAAATCTAAAACCTTAAAAGTATCAAAGTTTTCTGAAGCTAATTGAAACATCTCTAAGACTGCTTTATCCTGGTATTTAATATAACCAACATTAAAGAATCTTTCTGATAATCTCTCTTCATTACCCATTGTCACTTCAATATTACCTGCAAAGAATTTACCTGATTCTTTGTTATATCTAAAGTTAATTGCAATTGGAGAAGATTTAGCCTCTTCTATTTTAGCTTGAGTAGCATCTAGTTCTTTGGTAACTTCTGTTAGAGCGTCACCCTTTTTACCAGCTAGTTTTAATTCTTTTGCTTTACCTTCTAAAAAGGAAGCAGTTTCATTTAATTCAGATAAAGCATCAAATGCTTCTACAGCACCCTCTTCTACTTTATTTAGAATTTGTTTTCTATTATAGTCATATAAAAAAGAGATGCCTTCGTTAGTAATTTCGAAAGACTTATTAGCAGCAACTAGGCTATTAAATAAATCATTATTCTCATCAACCTTCTCAATATGATTGCCTGTAATTTTAAAGTTAGCACCTGCCGCATGAAATAGGAAACCTTGTCCTTGTTCTAAAATAGGCGATGTTAATTCTTTGTTTATTGAATTTGTCATTTCAAATTATTTATGTTTTCTTATACTATATATCATCCAAATTTCCTTTCACAGTGAAGTTATCACCGAAGAGCGCTGAGTTAGGCTCATCCTTAGGTGGGACGACTATATTACTATTTCCAATTGTAAACATTCTATTCGATTGTTTCTTACGTCTAGATACTCTCTTAATCTGAGTTTCTGTATTCTGTAGATTACCTAAAGTGGCTGCTACTGCTGGATCTGAGCAACTTAAACCATCTTCAACTTTTATCCATTCAATACCGTTTGATTCCCATTTAGCAGGATAATAACTATCATAATAAACATTAGGTGTAAAACCTGGATCGATAAACCCATTTGGATTTTCATAATCACCACATACAGCATTTGCATAATTAGTTCTTGTATACTTTCTATAAGTATCTTCTTCAAAATCAAATGAAGGTATAAACGAATTAATTTCTAAACTAAATGTTATTTTATGGTTTGCTTTATCATCAAATGAATATTCAATTGGACGTTCTTGTGTATAATCTTCTGGCATCATATACTCAGATGAGATTCTATAAGTACCCTCTTCTAAATGTCCAGCATCCACATGATAAAAATTAGCCTTATACATTTTTTTAACAATAGCCTCAGTAACTTTAAATAGATCTAACTGACTTGATACTAAAATCTCAATATCGACTCCTAATACTACTGGAATCATCTCAAACTCAGCGACAAAGCCTTCCATTAGACCCTGCTCATTCATCATCGAGTATTGACCCATATTTCTTTTATTAACTAGCTTAGCAGGGTCTACATTAAATGATGTTAGATTTACAATACCTCTTGGGATTTTATCATAATTACCATCTGCGAATTCACCATCAGGGTCACAGCCTAGCCCATTGACATTAGAGAATAAGAAATTATCTTTCATAAAATTCTCATCACCAGAAACTGCGTAAAAGAAGGGTACATCTACCTCGACTCTCTCATCATTACTAATCTGTCTCCAAAAGCTTAATTTGCTATTGAGGTCTGCTAATAGTCCGACAACAACATGTCTAATAACTGAGTCGTCTTTATTAAATTTTAAATTATATGTAGCCATAGATTATATATCAACCTTTACTGGTAACAAAAATGGCCAATATTTCTATTGGCCATTTTTACTTATTTTGGTTAAGTTCTATTAATAATTAGTGTCGCCACCATCACATACCACACCGGTTTGAGTTGCACTCCATGCAGGAACTGCATCACCGATTGGAGAAGGTGTTACGTCAACTAATCCAGCTTCAGATTGAGCTAAAGAACATATTTCTCTTGTTTGTCCAGCACCAAGTGGTGAAGAAGCTGACGCTGTTGTTGGATTTTCAATATCAGCTTGCTGTAGTGGATAATAGTTATACAGTACAGGATCTCCACTTTCGTTAAGTAGTGTCCAAATTCTACCATTGTAACTTGTAAGTGTAGTTGTAGTTGTAGTTGCCTCAGCTACAAAGTTAGTATAATAATCTAGGTTACTATCTGCCCAAGTTTTCCATGTTGCTGCAGGAGCCTTGTCTTGGGGCATTGACCCGTTATTAAGTACATTTCCGGCGTCTTCATTTAACTGCTTAATATGTTGAATTGCTGCAACAAAAGCATCATTACCAGTTCCAGCTTTAAATCTAATATACGCGTTGCTTTCTTCTAACTGAGGATTGTCCGCATTATCAGGCGGAGGTGTAGGTTGTGTACCTGTTGTTGTAGATAATTGAGGTTGTCCTTCATTATTACAAATTAAATATGCTATGTGCCATGCAAATCCTGCTCTAGCTTCATTTATCCCGTTAATCCAATAAGAATCAGTTAATCCTGAATAGACATTAGATTCTGCTTGTTGATTAGCACGAATTAATCTAGTATTAGGCCCATAGGCTGTATAATTTGAAGGTGCTGAATGAACGGTACCTGTGAAAACAGACCATATTCTTGAATTGGTGTTGGTAGCCATAATTAGTTTTTAATCTTTTTTGTTTTATTATATATCCCCGTTAATCTATACTTTCGATAGTAAACTTAGAGAAGCCATTCTCTCTATATATTTGAATCTTCTTATCAAATATCTCATGAGGTAACACAGAGTGGTTGATTACAAAAGTATTTATCTTATGTTCTTTGATAACTTGATTAAGTATCTTAAGAATATTATAGACTCCATCATGGTCTACAGAAGATAATAACTCATCTAAGAAAAGAAGGTTTAGTTGCGGGAACCTTAGTTTTAGTATTTTAATAATAGCAACAATAACAATAAAGTCTGCCTTCTTACGCTCACCTGTTGAAAGTGTCATTGGATTAATATCTTCACCAAGGTGGTTAATAATACAATTAAACTTTTCATCAAATCTAATATGGAATTGTAGGTGCATGGTTTGAGCCATGGCTGCAATATTAGTATTAAGTCCTGGTAGAATAGTTTTAACTGCTAAATTCTTAACACCATCTTCACCTAATACTTGTTCTACGATTTCCATAAAGTTATAGTCACCATTTAACTGGTCTTTACTTGCAGATTTCTCAGCCTCCTTCTCTTCAAACTCTGTAATAAGTCCTCTTAAGTGATCGAAGTCAGCTCCTTCTGGAGTATCTTTTAACTTCATTAATTCCGCCTTAAGACCACGCATCGTTACTTTATTATCTGAGATCTGACCTTCTAAATCTAGTTTAGCAGTTCTAGCCTTTAAAACTTTATCTTGTAGAGCATCCATCTCTGTTTTAATAGACTTAATATCATTTGTACTGGCATCAATCTTTTCAGTAAAAGAATCTTTTTGTTTTACGTGCCAATCAGAAGTTAACTTAGTTTCACAAGTTGGACAATGCCCACTTTCATATAACTTTAACTTCTTATTTAGATAATCAATCTCTCTTTTAATATCCCCAGCCTCAGTTCTCTTTTCATTATATTCTTTATTGAACTTATTCATCGCATCTTCTTCCTTCGTACGATTAGCTTCAATATCTAATACAGTTTCATGTAGAGTAACTAATTGGTCTTTTAATTCTTGGATCTTAGATTTATTTGCAGTTTTAGATTCTGCAAGTAGAGTATTTAATTTACCTTTAACTGATCCAATTGAATTCATTATCTCATTTAACTCAGCATCATAAGCATCAATATCAAATTTAATATCTCTACGTTCGTCTTTGATTTGCCTTTGCATATCATTAAGAATAGAGAAACCAAACATCCTATCGATAATCTGCTTCTTGTCTTGATTTGACATAGTTAAAAATGATTTAAAATCATTTACTGATAGAATAATTATATTTTTAAATACATGATATGGAATACCGAATACTTCATCTTCTAAATACTCTTGTACAGATTTCTTACCTGCTTTATCAAACTCAACTCCATTAATTAAGACGCTAAATCTATTTGGTGCAATACCACGCTCTATTTCTATAGCCATAGTACCACATTGTAAACCAATCTTTACATGAAGTTCTTTGTTAATACGATTAGGTAGGTCTGCTAATTTAACACCTTCTACTTTTCCATATAGAGCATAGATAATAGCATTAGCAATAGTAGTTTTACCATCACCATTTTTACCTAGAGTTAAAAATAACTCAGATGTATCTTGTTTAAAATCTATTCGTTGTCTTTGGTTTCCGTATGAAGCAAAGTTCTTAAACTCAATATAGTCTATTCTCATTATTTGTCGGTGTCATAATTGTAAGCACATTGCGTATACAATTGTTTTAACTTGCTCTTTAGTTTTAGAGCTAAATCCTCGTCTTGTTTCATACCATCAATATACATATTGCAAAGATTAAGAATATTGTAATTCTTGTACATCTCTTCAATTTCATTAATGTCATAAAAGTCTTTATCGATATATGAATCTTCTTCATAAATATTCGGTTCTAACTTTCTAGAAATATTTTGAATTTCATTAACCAACTGGCTCAATGCATTGGTTGTAGCGATTTGCGATGGTACGAATAGATCTACAAAGTTATTTTCTATTTGCTCCTTAAACTTGCCAAGAGGCATATCATATAGCGCTTTAATATTGTATCTTAAAAACTTAGGGGAAATATGATTCTCAAAGAAAGTCTCTTCCATTGTTTCTAGATTAACTAGGTCAAATCCTTTCGTATTATCTCTATCAGATCTTGTTAATTGATATGGTACACCGACCATTAGTAGTTTACCTCTTTCCTGTCTAAAGTGAATATGACCAGAGTAAACTCTTGTATATTTGTCATAGATGTTAGAATCTGTACCATGCTCATTTTTAACTTTAGCATTAAGGTAAATACCTCTAACTTCTGAGTGACAATATACAATATCTGCTTGTGGATAATCTGCTAGAGTTTCTGCTTCATGTTCTGCATCTCTTCTCCACGGCATTAATAATATATTCTTACCAGACCAATTTAAAAGTTCTGGCTCTTTGTAAACCTGTACATTAGGAATCCATTTTAAACTATCGATTGATGAAATATCATTTGAATTCTTAGCCCAAATATCATGGTTACCACAAATTACATAACATGGTAGAATTTGACCTAGTCTTTCAAATAGATCCACGGCATAGCTTAATACCTTAATATTAATAGACTGCCTATTATCAAAGGTATCTCCTACTTGTACTAATACATCACCTGGTTGTACATGCTTCTTCAATGTTGGGATAAACATATTCTCGAAGAAGTCTTTTTGGATATTTAGCCACTCGACCGAGTTTGCTCTTACACCAAAGTGTAAGTCTCCAAGGACCCATACTCTTTTGGCTCCCTGTTTAATTACCTTGGGTTCAATCATTTAAAATAACTTTTTAATGTTCTTCTTTTCTAAAATACCTGTTTTTCTATCTAGCTCTTGAATAAGATCTTCCTTATATACATTTGAAAGTGAACTATAGAATTTTACAGGTCTAATATCAAAGTAAATACACATTTCACTAAAAATATCGATGCGACTCCATTTAGCCTGCATCTCACCTATAATATAGCCGTAAACTTCATTAATATCAGTCTTTCTTAGTTTATTACATTTACCTAGTTCGTCTACCTCATTAAAAATTTTAAACCTAGAAACTGTAATTAGATCATGTATCGTACGAGCTATCATCTCGTAATGAATCTTTTCCTCTTCGTCTAGTTCTTCTCTTAATGATGGATCCAAATCAAAACTAATATTACTTAGTTCAAATTCTGGTGTGTCAAAACTGTTATTAAAAATTTTATCATTTGCCATATTTAATTTTGTTTATTTTAAATGCTATGAATGCTAGAAGTACTAATATCTTCTGTTTCTATTAATCGCATAAAGTTATAGTCAACATTCAACTTACATTTATTTCCTTTACCCTCACCATCTCTAATCTTAAGTACCTTTAACCAATACTCTTGGTTAGCACGCATTAAGTCGTCTTGAATAATACCAAGCATTACGTCAGCTGTATGTGAAAGACCTGCAGATTCTGCAACGTCTGACATGGAAATATCTGAAGAATTATAGCCGTTTCTGTTTATTTGAGTTGCTGTGACGATCAACCAATTGTTACGAATACCCATAGCACGAAGGTCCTCTGCAATTTGCTTGATCTTCATATATGTATTCTCCGTATTTTGGTTACGATAATTGGCTAAGATGTTAATATAGTCAATTACAACTGCGCCTACTTTAATCTGTAACTCCTCTTCTATTTGTGCAACGTAAGCTTCAATATCTAAGACTGTAGCTTGTGATGTTGGAAATTGTTTTACATAAAGATTTCCAGGTGGAGTAAATCCATCTCCAACCGTTTCTAATCTTCTTTTAATGTGGTCTCTATTTTTTGCCTTCTCAGCATAATCATTAATATTAATATTAAGAAGGTTCGAACCAATTCTTTTTACAAATTTATGGGCTGCCATTTCCGCAGTAATTACTACAGTATTAGTTCCCATCTTAACAAAGTTAGCTGCGTCGTTTGCTAAGTAAATAGATTTACCAATATTCTGTTCACCAGCATAAACTACAAGGTTACCGCCTTTGTCATAACCACCGCCTAACATTCTATCTAAGAAATTGTAACCTGTACTAACTTTCTCAGATTCTTTCTGGTCGTGGGCATCAAAATCAAAGAAGTTAAGACCAAGATCAGAATTAAATGTTAGGTTATTTCTATCGTTAATTAAACCCTTTACTTTGGTTACGATAGCTTCTACGTTTTCTGGATTAACATCAGTGGTTTTAATATACTCAATTGTATCTGTCAATGAGTTATTAAACGTTCTCCACTTAATCCAAGCTTCTGCAGTATTAGTTAGCCACTCTTCATCGTATTTGTCTAGGTCTACATCAAAGATCATATCTAAGATACCATCTGAAACTCTCTCCTTAGACTTAGGATGATTTTGAACTAATAACTTTAAATTCTCTCTAGTTGGAGTCTCATTAAATTTAGCATAGAACTTATTAGCTAAAAAACTTAAGGCATCAATTTCTTCTGAAGTATAGAAGTTAAATTTAATTGCCTGTAGGTATTTTGGCTTCTCTAATGAGAGTCTAAAGAATATTTTTTCAAAGTCTTGTCCGAACTGCATATTATTGTTTTTACTTATTCTATGATTAATTCACCGATTTGTTTAGAATATGGTTCCTTTTCCCATAGATTAATTGCTATTGCCTTTCTAGTACCGCGTGTAACTTGCTGTACTGTATGTGGATCTTGTCCAGCTTGAAATATGATAAATCTATTAGGTCTTGCTTTGATGATCTCTGGGGTTGATTCTCGGCCATCTGCATATATAGCTAATTCACCGCCATCAAAATCTTGTCCTGGTGGATAATATACACTACCTATTAATGGACTTACAACTTCTTTTGTTTTTTGCCACCACGCTTCATCTTTATCAAAATGGATTGGTAGATTATTAATATAACCGTCGTTTAGATTATCTGCAGACTGGTGTCCAGTCCAATATTCAAACCCATCTATATTAAATTGCTCGCTAATAGGACAGTGGTCTCCCCAGACATATTGAATTATACGTTGAGTTGTATTTTTAGCCGGAGTATTCCACCAGCCGCTATACCATTTGTATGCGCCAGGATCTTTAAAGATCTGACTATAATTCTGTTCTATTTCTTTTAATAGATTTTCATCTTTAATAAAATTATCAAATACTGCTATCATTCAAATGGGTTAATTAAGATTTTAAAAGCCTCTTTACCAGGCTCTTCATTTGTTTGTTCACATAAACCTAATATTACCAATTCTTTTGCAGATTCTAAAATTTTATCTGGATCTGATTCTGGGAATCTATAAGTTTTTAATGCGTGGTAGGTAAAGCTACCTTTATATCTGTCAGGATTTCTATTGCAGAGTTTTACTTCAGCTTGTAAAACGTCTAGCGCCGTAGGATAATCTGGTAGATCTTTTTCTATCCCTAGGATATACTTGATCGGCAGTTTATCTTTATTCAACTTCATTCTCTGCTTCTAGTAACTCGTCTACGTTTAGCTCTCTATGTTCAGTGCTATAATTGAATATTGGCTGAATTCTCTTTTCAATCTTTTGTAGAATCTCTTCTGTAAATACTTTGCTAGTAAAGAATTCTGCATTAGGAACTGCTTCGTCTAGGTGTTTACAAATCCAGCCTCTTGCAGTGGCCTTAGGTGTTTTAACTCCCTTTTCAATACTACCTTTTGCAATACCTATTTCTTCCCAATCAATATATTGTTCTAGGCCAACATATCTGTTCATACCTTCTGTAAAATGTAAGTGGAACTTAATTGGATGTGGTTTTGCAAATCTGTTTTTATTTGGTTTTGCAGTTACAATAATACCAGTCTTTTCACCGCCCTCTTTAAGTTGTGCTTTACCTAAGAATAAAACTATTGAAGCTGCATATTCTGGTCCAGTACCACCACCTGCTACCGTTTGTGAAATAAACGATTGTGTTTGGTATGTGTGATTAGTAAAGATAAATGGTATTTTAAGATCTGCTAAAGGCGTCATAATAATTCTAAAGATAGACTTTAAGATTTTAGATCTAGTCATATCTGATTTTTCAGAACCTGATTTAGCATCTTCAATTTCTTTTGCAGTTGCTAAGTTACCAGCTGAATCTAAGATAATCATTACTTTAGGAGTTTCACCACCAGCTCTTTTTACCTCTTGCATTTTAGAAGTAATCGTAGTTACTGATTGGCGAAAATCTTGTACTGTATTACATGGTTGGTAATTGACTTTATTAGTATCAATACCAAACTTCTTCATTAGCTCTCTATCAACTGCTGCTTCTGAATCATAAAAGATAACACTATAACCCATATCAATTGCTCTTGCAATCGAGTTTAAGATTAAGTATGTTTTACCAGTTCCTGAAGGACCCGCAATCGAACATGATCTATTGTTAGGCCATCCACCAAATAGTGAACCACTAACACATGCGTTTAAATGATAATTACCAGTATCGATCCATTCTGTAACTTCACTAAAGCTAGAATGTTCCATAACTGAACCTAGCGGATTAATATCTGCTAATTCTTTATTAATGTCATCAAAACTAAATGATTTCTTTTTTGCCATTATATTCTTTTTGTTTATTGTTATATGTGGAAAGACTAAATTGTTTAGAGTACGTTATCTTCTCCAAACTCAGCTTTTTCTTTTGCTCTAAGTTTTTCCAATTCTTCTAAGTAGTATTTAGCCTTTCCGCTTAATACTCTAATTTGATCTTGGACATCAGCAAGTCCATGTAAGATTCTTTGGTATTCTCTTACATATTCTTGTTGATCTTCTGGTAAGTCTTCTATGTTAATCTTGCTGTCCATTAATCCTCTGCTCTCCTAGCTACCTTATCAATATCTGTATCTTCTATTATTTCCTCATCTGGAAATTGTATCTTTAATTGATTAGGATCTGCTTGAGTTTTTTTCTGTGCCCAGTAGAACTCTCTTACTTTTTCACCTAATTCCATATCATTAGGGTGTTGTTCTGCTAAAGCCATGATTTGTCTAAATTTGTAATATGTTCCGTCCATAATTTTAAAATAATGCTGATGCGTAGATCAGGTTAGTGTCTAATGTTTGTAGTCCAATTGCTTTCAATACTCTATTAAGTGGATCTATCATACATTTTTCAAATTGTGTATCAAAATCAACTTGTGGTGCAATCTCATAAGGATGTTCACCTGGTAGATACGCATAAACTTCTGAGATTGGTGTTTTACAGTTGTAAATTTTTAACTTCTCACCATTACCAATTACTTTATACTTATTCTTATATTTTTGATTTTGATTTAAAATATAATTATAGTAGCCAGCTGCTTTTACGTTAGCTGGACATTTTAGTCCTACTTGAAATTCAATTTGATCGTCGACAATATACTTCTCAATATTATTAGTTCTACGATTAAATGAAATGTCATCGACATCTGCTAGTTGAAATTCTTTTTTAGATGCTTTCATAAATGCAACTAATTCTTGTAATTCTTCAGCACCGGGGGTTTTTTGTGATTTAAACAAAATCCTAAGCGCTTCTACTAATTTCTCTCTAGCAAATTTAGGAGTTGAGGATTGAATAGTATCAAATCCAATGGTCTTTACTTTCTTTAGAGACTTATGTCTATCAGTAACTTCTAGTTTATCGTCCCAAGCAATGTTTTGAATATACTTTTTCTTTGACATCCAAATACCATTATATGCTAAAGATTCTAATTCAAAGAATAAGAAGTTATCTGTATTTCTAGTATCAGCATACTTCTTCATACATGCTGTAATATAATCCTTAAGTCTAAATGCATAGAATGCTAAGATAAACTCATCAAGTGGTAGAGCTTTAGTGTCATCATTCCAAACAATAGTTTCATATAGATCTTGAAACTGTACGTAACAAGAATCTGTATCAATATAGATTACTGCAGGCTTTTCAACTTTACCTTTTACTGTTAAGCCGAATTGCTCATGTACTTTAATATCTTTATGCCAAAACTCTTGACAATACTTATTTAAGATAGACTCAGAGTAGAGGATAGCGTTTTTACCCTGTTTTGTAATAGACTCTGCAATATCTATATTAAAGAAGTGAAACCATTTGTTACCGAATGCACCATAGATAGAGTTAAGAGTTAATTTTACTGCTTGTTCATAGGCAGTATATTTAGCAGACATCTGCTTGTAGTGATCTACAAGCAGCCCTGCCTCTTCTCTACTAAGTTGATCGATAGGTTTCTCAGTGAGTTTTGTTATATCCATATTAAGCCGTTTGGCAAGTAGATACTGTTAATAGTGTATTTGATTCTGTAGATTGGAATACTAACTTAGAGTCAGTAACATGTACTTTTTGTTCTTCTCTATCTAATAGGTTTAAGTACTTTTTGTAAACTGTTACTGCACCTTCTCCATTAGATTCTGGATTAATTACTGCATTAAATGATTTACCATTTACAGCAACACCTTTACCATTTGCTTTTACGCTAAATGTTTCTTCACTATCAAGTCCAAATAAATTCTTTACTTTATTGATAGTATGTGTATCAATGTTAAAGCTAAACTTAGTATTATCTACTGCGAAGATAGCGTCTTGTTGTGCTGGAGTTAAGTCTTTAAAACCTAATGAAGGTTCTGAACATGCAAGTGTAATTTCTAATTCATCATTAAACATTCTTAAAGATGATGCGATTAACTCGCCCTCTTGTTCAATAAATTCTAACTCACCTTTAATAGCATCGCTTTCAAAGTGTTTAATAGCATCGATTACTTTTGAACCTTCAAAGAAGGCAACTTTCATTTCTGCATCTGTGTCTGGCCATTCGCTTACTTGGAAAATCTTATCACAGGCTACAGAATGTGATTTTACTGCATCTCGTTGTGGAAGATAAACCGCTGAGTGGATTTGGCCGTTTTGGATTTTCATATAGACAAAAGAGTCTATAAGCTTTACTCGGTTAATAAACCCAGTTAAAGCGTGTTGGTCAATTCGATCAATTTGTAGTTTCATCTAAATATATTTTTGTTTGATTGTTATATTGGTAAGTTACTAGTTGTTTCATAAAAAGTGAGGCCAGGAAGTAGCGAACCCCTGGCCTCGATCCGAGAACTATCTCGGTCCTAAGAAGTGGACTTAACCACAACTGGAATATTAACCGTCACATGCGACGCAATCTGGGTCTGTAGCGGCTGCGGCAATATCGCCTCTTAGTACAGATTCAGTTCGCATATAATAAAGTGTCTTCACTCCCTCTTTGTAAGCCTCTAAGTGTACTTTATTAATAAACTTAGTATCAGCCTCTTTTGGAAATGCTAGATTTAAACTTACAGCCTGGTCAACATATTGTTGTCTAACACCAGCCTGTTTTACTAAATCTAGTTGATTAATTTCTTTAAATGTCTTAAAGATATTCTTTACTGGAATATAAAGATCTTTATCTTTCTCTTCTAAATTATCAAATTTAGTCAGAGTAATTATATTATCTTTATCTAAAATAGAAGTGGCTAGTTTTACATAATAGTCTTCAATAAAGTCTAGTCCTTGTACAGAACCTCCGTCTTCTAAAATTTTATCCCAAGTTTTCTTAGAGTTTCTATTGATTAATTTTAAGAATTGCTCTAATACTGGATTCTTTCTAATAAAAGTACCCTTTGCTGTTTGTTCTGTGAACACGTTAGCAGCCCAAGGCTCAATACCTGCAGATACATTACCTGCTAGTTTTGAGTTGCTTACAGTTGGTGCCACGGCTCTCAGGTGAGTGTTTCTCATTCCTGTATTAACACACCATAGAGGTTCGCCATATTCATGTGCCATATCTCTAGATGCCTTTTCACTTTCCGTCTTTAACTGCGAAAAAATCTTGCGAGTCTCAAATTGAGCTGATAAGCCTTCAAATGGAATACCTCTTTCTTGTAAATAAGTATGCCATCCTAAAACTCCAAGTCCTAGAGCTCTACCCTTTTCTGCAGATCTTACTGAATTCTCAAATCCTCTCATGAATTTTGCTTTCTGAATAAATTCATCTAACACTCCATCCAGGAACCAAGTTGCTGTATAAACTAAATCAGTATCTTTCCACTCATCATATTTTGCTAAGTTAACTGAGGATAAACAACAAACAAAAGAGTGAGACTCATCTGTATGTAGAGTAATTTCAGAACAGATATTAGTCATATAAACTTTTAATCCGTTTTGCTTATACGCTTCTGGGTTTGCTCTGTTAATATTACCTTTGAACATTACATAAGGCTCGCCAGTTGCTTTTCTCTTTCTAAGTACTGCAACCCATCTTCTTCTAGCCTCTTTATCTCCAGCGTCAATCTTTTCCATAAAACCATCAGGTACTACAACACATTGATGTAGGTTTAAAGATTGTCTATTGACATCTCCCTTTGGTTCTCTAATTTCTAACCATTCCCAGAAGTCACCATGTTCAATATCGATATTGACAGATGCTGCTCCTCTTCTCACTGAACCCTGGTTCGTAGCCAAGATTGTTGAGTCATAGA